CATACTTGCGTTGCATCGTGCAGAGAATCTTATACAAGATATCTCCATGCATGACTTTCTGCTCCTGATCTACCCAGATGCCATTCTTTTTAACCCTTTTCTTCGCCCGGGGGTTCTCCCACCAGAGGACATCATCCAGTTTCTCAATCCCTTTTCCGTGCTCACACAGGAACACAAGTTTTATTCCTGCTTCGTTTGCCCGGATAATCTCAGCACGGAATCTTTCATGTTGTTGGCATACATTACCGCATAATTCAGAAAGATTTTGTTTCCGGTCAACAACCAGTCGAGGGTTGTCATAATTCATGTAATCTCCGACGTAAAGCTTTGACACGAACCATTTTTCTCCTGCTGCATCAAATGCTTTCTTAATGCCATCAATAATTTTTTGATGTTCCCTACTGTCAATTTGTATCATGCAAACGGCAACTCCTCGTCAATTCCATTTGGAATACTCATAAATCCGTATGGGTCTGCTTCTGGATGTGGTGTCTCTGGCTTCTGCTGACTCTGGCTAGAACCTTTGCTTTCACCAAACTCAATCTCCTCCACAACAATATCTGTTGTGTATACCTTCTGTCCGTCACGATTGGTGTAGCTGCCGGTCTGGATTCTCCCGGATAAATCCGCTTTCATTCCTTTAGAAAAATATTTCTCGATAAATTCTGCCGACTTTCCGAAAGCGATACAATTCAAAAAATCTGCTTTCTGATCAGAACCCTCTTTCACAAATCTTCTGTTTACCGCAATAGAAAACCTTGCAATAGATGCTCCATCATTGGTGTACTTGATTTCTGGATCACGTGTAAATCTTCCTGTAAGAATTACTTTATTCATACCGCTACTCCTTTCTGCTTATCATAATCAATCAACATCTTTAGACATTTCTGTCCTTTCTCCTTAGTAAGTGACTTAATGTCATTTACTTTAAACCGAGTCTTGATCTGTTCCAAAAGTTTAACTTCCGGGTACTTATCAATGATATTTTTAATTGACATAGTAGTCTCGGAACTAATCATCTCGGTTTCTTTTGCCGGCTCCACTTTTCTGCCGGACGTTTTTTCTTTATCTCCTGTATTAGTAGAATCACTGTCTTTGTTATCATCAATGCAGAACAGTCCGTTCAAAGCGTATTTTCTGGCATAAGATGAAGCTGCACCTGTCACCTGTGAAGAATCCATGCCTTTCTTAGACTCTTCTTCCCTTGCATAAGCAACAGTTGTAATCTCTCCGGTATCTTCGCAGTCGTTCAGATGAGCTTCTGCTCTGACATATATTCTGTCGCCAACAACTTCCATCTGATCTGTGACACTTAACACAGTCTTTGTCTCTGACAGAAGTGGCTTTACAGCTTCCAGAATATCTTCACAACTTCTATACTTGTATTTCCCGAAGGAATTGTACTGTCCTTTAGGAGCTTTCAGCTTTGACTGAATAATACCCAACTTCTCATATATATTCACTGTTATTCCTCCTTGTCATAAACCACATATTTACTGCCCTCAATAATCAGCAAACTTGCAATATCTTTCATTGATAAGGTTGATTCATTATAGATTTCGACCAGTGCGTTATATGCAACTGTTGATACTTTCACAACCGGGTTATCTTTATCAGTTGCCGGCTGCTTCTTTCTTGCTGGAATGTGGATTTCAAATTCACTCACCGATACTTTCCTCCTTATATGATTTCTGAGCCGTTAAAAGCCCATTTAAAGCCTGTACGTAGCTCGCCAACGTTCTTGCCTTGTACGAACTTTCAATGTAGTTATCAGCTACAAGGGAAAGCTGCTCGTCTATCAGGACAAGGATTTCATTAATTCTCTCCTGCATCTTTTCCCACCTCGCTAAAGAAACAGTAAACATTGTCAGAGCCATCTCCTCTCGCCGGATTCTGCTCACCGTTTGAAAAGATCCCGCCAACACAATGATACTCAAGATGATTCAGATACATGTCGGGGTTCTCCCAGTCAAGAATGTATGCTTTCCGCCTGTTCAGTTCCTCTAAAAGTTCGTTCACTGTCGTTATCAGTTCCATTGTCGGCAGGAGTTTCAACTCCATCTGATTCAGCATTTAACGGACACCTCCCATCTATCAGAAGCTCCAATAAGAAAGCCTTGATTATTTTGAGACTTTCACGACTTTCTTTTTCATAAAACGGATTAAAAGATACATTCTGATACAAATCCCACTTGAATTCGCATTCGGGAAGACTAACATCTTCTTTTCTTTTAAGCCCACATACTCTCATGCCATAAATTGAATAACTGAATGTGACACTTACTGTCGGAACTTCATTCACAACTCTTTTACAGAGTTCGTAAATTTCATCAATCTCTTTCTCGAACATCTTCTTATCCTCCTTATTTCCTACTGCCAGTCTGCTTCCGTCTGGCGTACTGCCCATGCTGCCGAGATACCGAAAAAGATGTTTAGCCAGATAGGTATATC